GGGAGACCTAGATCCGGCTATTAGGACTTGTTTCCTAATTCCATTAGATATTTCACAGTCTCAAAGCTGTTTATACCTCTCTTTAAGCCCTCTTGATTATAAGAGGGAATGAAACCTTTCATCGCCTTACTGTCTTCGTATGTAGAAGGTAACTTTACGAAAAACTCTGGGTCCGTCAAACCAAGCTTGAACTTGTCCCCTTTAATGAAATAGTCGATTAAGTCATGAAAATATGGTAGATTCTTACAATTTTCAAGAATCATAATCCAGCGGAGGATCTCCATCTCAGAACTCCATTTTCGAGGATCGTGGAACCTCTCGGGATTCATCGCAGTATTTAAAGCAAGTATACTGGGATACATTCCTAGAACAATTCCGTCGTTCGGTATTTCAACGTCGAAGAATCGTTGTAGATAAATTGTCGTTTGGTTATCAATTCTTTGCTTTTCAGGTTCTACCACAAGCCCTACTGCACGTGAATTGGTATCCATTACGTTAGCTATTTGTTCATTTGTATTCACGTCACTAAAAGAAAGAACTAAGTCGTCACCCAAACCTTGAGAAGCTTGAAGTGATAAACCGCTTTTCAAATACGATTTACTCACATAATATGAGACTATCGATTCTGCAAAGTTAGTGAAGCCAGAACCACTTGGCATACCGTGTGAACCAGTAATGACTTTGTCAAGTTGAATCATTACGCCTATATTTAAAATGTGGTCAAGTAGTTCCCTAAAAGAGTCTCTTTCTCTTTGTTGGAAAACAGGGCTACAGACTTCGTAAACGATGTCCATACAGAATGAATTAATATGCTGATCCATTGCTGTGTAATCCTGTTGAACGTACGTACTGTTATCCCTAAAGAAGTTCTGTCGGTCGAGACCAAGCTCAACTTCGTCAAATCCTTCCCAAGCTGAAAAGAATGGATTGGCTGTACTGCGAATACACTCCATTAACGGATATAGGTATTGTTTCTCTACTAAATTCAAGGAGAAAGGAGCCATAAAGATAAATCTCTCTTTGCCACGTTGACTTCGTGAACCCAAGATCATATTATAGTCCTTCCACTTGCCTGAGCAGGCATCTGCGATGGCATTCGAAATGATAGCTGGATCATTCCTTTTACCAAAATCTGGGCAACCAGAGTTAGTTATCAACTTGTCGTCGTACCTGTCTTGTTGAATAATCCTTTCGCAGGACATAGGTCTTTTGTTGCAGGCTGTACCGAATAGTTCCATGTAAATCTCATGACACAAATCAGTGTCTAGACTTTCTCTGTTGACATCTTCTGGTGTAGTCCAGTACTTCATCAAAGTATCCATACGAGCTTCTAGAGGGGGATAACCACCCTGGGGTCCTACCTTGACAACTCTAGATTTGTCATACTTGATTAGTTCAGAGAGCTTACTATCCTGATCATAACGGTCCAACACAGTAGAGATCCAATCTGTGATCACAACGTCCTCTGGAACATCTCGGTATAAAGGAGACCTAGGGGTTGATGATTTTCCGGAGCGCAATATTTCAAAAGCACCGGAGGAATTGGCTTGACCTTGGTTGGTTAGCTGTTGGTCAATCGCTTCTTGCGATAGCTTTACAATTTCCATAATTGTAGATTAAAGTAAATTAAGAGAACATAATAGTTCAATATAAG